ATGCAGACATTTTTACCATACGAAGACTTTACGCTCTCTGCACAATGCCTAGACTACAGAAGGCTAGGTAAGCAGAGAGTCGAAGCTCTACAAATCTTTAACGCTCTGACTGGAGCGTCTACAAAAGATGGTAGAGAGTACAGAGGGTGGATAAATCATCCAGCTACTAAGATGTGGGAAGGCTACGAGGAAGCACTGCTGCTCTACAAAAACAAAATGATAGAGGAGTGGATTCTAAGAGGATATAATAATACTATGGAAATGTATGGTATATCCAAAAACGTAGAGATGCCATATTGGATAGGGGATGAGAGAATTCATGCCTCTCATAGAAGCAATCTACTTAGAAAAGACTTCAAGTTCTACTCTAAGTATGGTTGGAGAGAACCAGATAACCTAGAGTATTATTGGATATAGAAAAACTATATATAGTAATACTTTAACATAGAAAGAAAGGAATGTCTATGTGTGGAATTGCAGGATACGCTAAGACACCTAATGGTCAGACACGCTCTCAGATGAGAACTGTTCGTAAGATATCAAAGTCTCTACTGAACAGTATCGCTGAGAGAGGTAAAGACTCTACAGGTATCGCTATGCTATCTGAAAATTCAGAGCCTATAATTAATAAGACTCTGACAAGTTCAGACAAGTTGGTGAAGTCTAGCAAGTATTCTAATATAGCGAATCAACATCGTAGAAACACATCTATATGTATGATGCATACTAGGTACTCTACAATGGATAGAAATAATATACGAGAATCAGAGGCACACCCATTTGCGATAGGTAAGACTATTGGTAGTCATAATGGTATTGTATATAATTTTGACTCGCTAGACAAAGAACATAAGGGATTGTATTCAGTAGACTCTCAATATATCTTTCACTACATAGAGCAAGAAGATAATCTTCAATCTGCTCTAGATAAGATATATGGAGACTACGCAATCTCTTGGACTAAGAATTCTAATAGAGTTCTTAACCTACTACATGAAGGTGGTAGAGACTTAGCTATGGCTTATTGGAAAGAGGCTAGAGTATTATTCTATGCTTCGAGACCAGAGTATCTTGATAGAGCTTTTACTCAGTATACAGTAAATGCCAAGATATTTGAAGCTAAGCATAGTACACATTATGTGTATAATGTTGACAATTTCTCTACACAAGCATCAGGATGTAAGACTACTAAAGTAGACACTAGGGCTTTAGAGAATGAATATGGATATAGCTATACTAACTATGGTAGTTGTTCGATAGATGGTGGATGGGTATACGAGGCTGTTGATTGTATAGAGTGTAACATGAAGGTAGACAAGTTCGATGTAGTAGTAGAAAATGGTAAGTATACTTGTTTAGATTGCGAGTTTATAAACAAGGGTCTAGATGAGAAAGCTCTATATGGACTTGAATGTTCTTTTTGTAAGGACATAGGAGATGTACTACACAGAGATGGAAAGGACTATGTATGCGATACTTGTGTAGAGTCTCCAATGCGAGAGGAGGTTGACTATGGATACGGACAATATGGCTACTTCGATTAAGAAAAAGAGAATGGCTGTAATCGTAGGCATTGACAGCCCTATACGCATCAAGTCTAGAGAGTATGTGTTGAAGAAACTATTCGAGAAAGCTAAGAACAATCCATTCGTAGAGGCTAAAGACCTAGACGAGTACATGGTATTTCTTGCTAAAAGAATAGAGGAAGTTAACGGAGAGTATATCGAAGATTTATCCATAGATAATATGTATAAAACTCTGAAGAGAATCGGATGGTTACGAGAGATATCCTACTCTATGTTCATACTAATTACTGCTAGTCAGTACGCTATATCATGAGGTGTCTATGACAACAGAAGTAAAATGTGCAGAGTGCGATGTAGACATAACAGGAAACTCTGAACATGACCACGACCTAGAGGTATGTGTTGATTGTATAGAAGAAAAGTACGATGGCTGTCAGCACTGCGACCAAGTCTTTCCTAAGAGTGATATGATTGAAGTAGAGGATGAACCAACTTGCGAAGATTGTTTCGGAGAGTTTTATGAAGAGTGTTATGATTGTCAAGATATAATAACTCAAGACGAAAGTTATTACTCTGAGTCTAGTCGAGAAGCGTTTTGTATTGATTGTTATTACGAGCGATATACTAGATGTGAATCTTGCGACTACGAGATGAATAGCGACGAGACAAACTACAGCGAGAGTGATGGATGTAACTATTGCGATGACTGCTATGAGAATGATACTGATGTAGACCTAGATTCCTATGGTACTGTAAAAATACATAGGTCAAACTCTTTTGATAGAAATAAGTTTAGTAGAGCTGTTGGTGTAGAGATAGAAGCCTGCAATAGTTATAATGACGAGATGGACAGAACTAGAGTATACGAGAACAACTTTGAGTTAAAAAATAACTGGAGAGTCGTTCATGATGGGAGTATACATCCAAGTGGAGACGATGGTGGTATAGGTAGAGAATTTGTAACTAGAGGTGGAATGTCTGGAGATGAATTATACCTATCAGTTAATAATATTACAGACATACTCACTAAGAATGGATGGTATGTAAATAAGTCTTGTGGTCTCCATGTACACATAGATGCCAGAGACTTAAATGCTAGACAACTTGCATATATATTAATGGTAGCTAAACTATGTGAACCTGTTATATACAAGATGATGCCTCCCTCCAGAGATACTAGTAGATGGGCAAAACGTATACCTATGAGCGTATCACAGATAAGTAAAATACACGACGAAGAGGACTTTATAGATACATGGTATCGCTCTCATGGTACTAATCCTAGTATGGAGAAGTACAACGATGCTAGATACTGTGGATTTAATATGCACTCTAGAATAATACATGGCTCGATAGAGTTCAGACATCACTCTGGCACTCTCAATCCTAGTAAGATAATAAATTGGATAGAGATTTGTCAGTCTATTATAAAGACAGGTTTAGATTTATACTATCTAATAGAGAAAAAGCAATTAGCGAGACAAAGAATCTCTATAACTAGAGCTAAAGAACTTGTAAAAGTCTGGAGACTTATACAAAGTATAGATGATAAGTCTAAATTGTTTACTTTAGAGTCTATGGGAATGGCTCTCGACTTGGATATAATTCTAAGAACTCACATAAATTATAGGATTAACAAATTCTATGATGAGGATAAACAAGATGATTATAATGCAATAGAATTCAATCCTATAGTAGGTTAAAATAATAGAAAGAGGTACTACATGAATGACAGTAATTTACAGAGAGCTATAAGAACTATACTCTCTCAGTATGAAATAAAAGAGATTAGCAGCGTAAGGATTGCTGAGAGCGAAGTTCACAATTGGATTATAGAATTTGATACTGATAGAATAACACCAAGTGGCAAGAGGATTAGTGTCTCGATGCCTGTTACTATAAAGTATGTTGAGGTAGAGTAATGGAGATAACTTTAGAATTAATTAGAAAGATTGCCAAAGATATTATTGATGGGCAAATTGATGACATAGATTTTGTAGATTTTCAAAGAGGTGAAAGATTGGCTCTTAGAATGTTAATACAGACTCTTGAAGATATGCAGAAAAGAGATAAATAACTTGATAAACAATTTTATAAATTGTATATTAGATGATGCAAATAGAAAGGAAAATATATGCCAGCTATAGGATTTAAATACCCTGAAGGAGACAAGATATTATTCGAAGATATTCTAGGCATAGAGAACAAACTAGATGTAGAGAGAATGGGAATATATACTCCTGCATTAAAAGAGATGGCGAAGGTTAGAGAGCCTGATAGAAAGCCTAGCGTTACAGAACTCTTAAATGGAACTTGTCAGGCGTACCTTGAAAGGACTAGAGATTTCTATATAGACCCACAAGAACAAGCGTTCGCATTACTAGGTACTACACATCATAAAGCTCTAGAAGTAAATGCAGAAGAGAGTGATGCTGAGCAAGAACTAGAGCTTTGGAATATAACAGGTATCGTAGACCTGTACGATAGCAAGACAAAAAATTTAGTAGACTATAAAAGTACAGGCTCTTACAAAGCGTCTAAGGTTTTAGGTCTAGACTTTTACTTGGCAGATGACCCAACAGGAGAAGTATACAAGAGAAGTGGTAGATGGGGAAAGAAGGGAGAGCCAAAGAAAGTAAAGAGATACTGGAGAAATCCAGAGAAGGCTGAGCTAGGAGATTGGTCATGGCAAATTAATATGTATAGACTAATGCTGCAGTCTCAAGGTAAGCAAGTAGATAAGATGTATGTGCAGATGATAGTCAGAGATGGAGGAGTAGCAGCATCACGAGACAGAGGAATAGATAGAAATATATATTTGATAGAGGTTCCGTTCATACATGACGACCACCTAAAAGAAAAATTTATAAGTAAAAGAGACTTGCTATTGGAAGCTCTAGAGTCAAGAGAGATTCCTAATAAATGTAGCGATTCTGAAACATGGGGAGGTATAAAGTGCGAGAGATTTTGTCCTGTACGAGAGTTCTGTCCACATATATCCCCATACACAATAGAAGGAGATGATTAATTGAATAGTGTATTTGAGAAACTAGATAGCGTAGATGTCTCGAAAAAAGCTGAGAAAAAGGGTAGGTTTACCTATCTCAGTTGGGCATGGGCAGTAAGAGAGTTACTGAGAATTGCTCCAGACTCTACGTGGATAGTCCACGAGTGGGGAGTTGAAGGCAATAAGCAGCCGTATATGCAGACACAAGCTGGATGTTTTGTCAAAGTCTCTCTAACAGTTGATGGTATAACAAGAGAGCAAGTACACCCTGTACTAGACAATAGAAACCAACCTATCAAAGAGCCTAATGCTTTTGAAATAAACACATCTATACAGAGATGTTTAGCTAAAGCTATTGCTCTGCATGGTCTGGGTCTATACATATTTGCAGGAGAAGATTTGCCTGATAATTCTCTATCGAGTAACGATGTATCAGAGCTACTTAATCTAGCTGATAAGATAGGTAAAGAAGAATTAGAGAGAGTTAGAAAGGCTTTAGAAGTTGGAAATATAAACAAGAGTAATCTAGATAAGACAATGTCTGCCCTAGAGAATCTCGCAATTAGTAAGAAGGAGAATGATAATGAGTGATGTAAACTCTATAATGGGAAGTAATGAAGCATACTATGACCCATCTAAAGATGTTCCATCTTTAATTCCAGAGGGTATGTTTAAAGCATACGCTACTAAACTGTCTGAGAGGGAGGTGATTGTAAGAGACAAATACGTAGCAGATGTATTCGATATGGAGTTCGAACTAGCAGAAGAGAACAAAGGAGAGAGTGTAGAAATAGGTAGTAAAGCTATAGACAAGGGTGAATATGCTGGTAAAACAGTACGCTCTAAAGGTTTCTTTAGATTTAAGAAGCCAGACCCAAGCAACTCTCTACATGATGGATTAGAGATGAATACAGCGTCTAATAAATCCTATATGGAATTATTAAATTCATTCTCTATTGAGACTGAAGAGGACAAAGAAGGTCGCTACTTCCTTCCACATATCAATGAGAGTGACGTTAGTGGTAAAGCTGTTATACTAGAAATTGTCCACGACCATTGGACTTCTAGAGAAGGCGATGCTATGGTTACTCCAAAAGCTAAAGCTATCTTTGAATGGGAAGGACAAGCTCCCAAAAAAGAAGAGCTGCCGTTTTAATTAGTTGAGTAAGAGGGGTGGTGTTTTTGTTTAGTGACATGACATTCCTTTTTCCACCCCTCTATACCATAACATTAGGATATATATGAATTTATTTGATAAAATTACTTGCGATTGTTGCCCACCAAATAGACATGAAGAGTTAGATATAGTAGGGATACCAATAGACTATAGAAGCTCTACTCAATTTATTGGTGATAATACAATTACTTTTCATAGAGAAGATAGGAGTTATGTTTTTATGAATTGTAGAGATTGCTTTAAAGATTTAGACCCATTAAAAGATATTATGAAGGATAGAGTTTGTAATTCATGCTCTGATAAAAATGAAGAATTTTGGAATAGTATAATTAAATTATTGGAGGATAGTTATAGTGAAGTTTAAACATATCGAAGAGCTAGAGTCTATGTATGTAACAAAAGGAAACGGCAGCACTGATGACGACATAGAAGAATTTAAAAAGTTTATATGGAAACAGGCAGAGATTAGAGGTCTTGTCATTAATATGAAAGAGAGTCAAGGTGAAGATAGAAACGTGGAATGAGATTATGGATAAGATGTGTAGTCTTATGGGTTATGACAAAGGAATAGAGGCCTGTGTAGATGCTAAGCGTGAAATAAAACCTAGCACACCTATCTACGAACTGTCAAAGAGAGATGATAAGTATTTGATACACAAACTTAGAAAGACATACACAAATTACAAGAATTCACCAGCTTCATACGGATACGAAGCTGAATAATAATTGGTAGAGAGATTTTAAATTGAAACTTAAATAACCAGTGGTGTACCTTTATACTCTTTTGGCAAAAACTACTAGGTTAATAAAGTTGGCATTTAATAAAGGGCTGGCGTCTTCTCTCTACCAAAACATTTTGGAGATAATATGAAAAGAAAAAAACAAAAACCTACTATGAAAGAAGTTTACGCAGACGTAGGGACATTGTTTAAAGTAGTAAGTGCTATGGGTTCCACTATGGAATCTATGAGAATTTTACTAGAAAACTATTTGGAAATGAAAAAAGATACTGATAAATTAGCTAAGTTCATAGAGAGCAAGGCAGAGGAATTAAAGAATGTTAATAAAAGAAGCGAAGAGTCTAAAGAAAATAAACCTACCTAAGTATTGCTCTCATTGTGGAGTTAAGAGAAGTGAGTATTGGCACGCTATACTATCTTGTGAAACACCAACAGATGTAGAGCTATATGAAGATGATGATAATAGGATGCCTCAAATGTCAGGATATAAAAATTATATTCTTTGTGATAAGTGTTCTGAGCAATACAATAAGATGAGTATAGCAGAACAAAATTATCGTAGAGTAAACTTTGGGTATATAGGTGTGGAATGTAAATGTACAACACTTGGAGAGATATATGTCAAGCAAAAGTAAGCAAAAGGGAAGTAGATTTGAAAGAGAGTGTGTCGATATAGCAAAAGATAAAGACATTAAAGCTATTAGAGCCTGGGGTTCTGATGGCAGGTCTTTAGGTCTTGCAGCAGAAGTTGATATACTAATAGATAAATACAAAGCACAATGTAAAGTAAGAAAGAGAGTAGCAAAATGGTTGAAGCCAAGCAAGGAAGTGGATATACAACTAGTAAAAGAAGACAGGGGAGAAGTATACGTAATCCAGAGGTACGAAGAATGGTTAGAAATGGTGAGTATTCTCCTAGCTCAGAATTGACACCAGAAAGAGGATGGAAATCTGAAGATGAACATCTTTATAAATGTAGAGACGTAGCTAAGCAAGAGTCTTTAGTGCATTATTTTAATGAAGATTGGTTTGACTTTGAATCACTAACAAAAGAAAATAGAAGCGAAGGAGCTTCAAAGCTTAGATATTCTAGCTCACCTAATAGATGCGAATATTGTAAGAAAGCTTGGTGTCGTATTAGTGATGGAGGTTCAGATAATTTTTATTATCTAGACGATACTAACTTTGCTAATGTTCGTATGGATAAAGAGCCTTGTCCTAACTGTGCGTAGTAAGAATACAGATAAATGTCCTAGCTGCGGCTCAACTCTTAAATCTAAAAACTTAGATAAGCAGATTGACGCTATTCTTTTGTCTAGAAGCAAAGAGTATGGCAAGCTGTACGAGTATGTAAAGTCAGAGATAAATAAAAGTAGGACTGTTAAGTTATCAAGTAGAGAGATACATTCATTCTTAAACAGTACAAAAGAATGTGATGAGGAGATGGCTATTATTTCTATGAATCAATACATAGAAAATAATGTAGCTATGGAAGGAAAGGGATTGCCTTATCTAGCAGCAATTATAAATAACTCTACTATAACAAAAAAATCTAAGCAAGAACATGAGTTTAAAACGCTAGATAGAATCCCACCAATAATAGACAGAGGATAAATGTATAATTTAGAGACAGAAGAAGCTTTGTTGTTCTGCGTACTTAACAAGCCAGAGTGTATAGAAGATATAAGAAGGTGGATACCTGAAGAGAATGTATTCTATAACTCTTTCAATAAGAAAGTATGGTTAGAATGTTCTAAGCTTTACAACAACAACGAGCCAGTTGATGCTCTATCAGTATCAAGAGCTATACCAAAAAACAAGATAGATGGAAAGTTACCATCTTATGAGCTGACTAGGATAGCAACTAGTGGAGTCACAACTGCTAATGCAGAGTATCTAGCTAAAAGTATGTACGAGGATTTTCTTAGAAGGAGTATAGTTAACAACTGTCATAAGATGATAGGAAAAGCTGAAGATAATGCTGTTGATTTTGACGATATAATAGAACAGATAAACACAGATACATCTAATATAATCAACACCAAGCCGTCTAGAAACGAGTTTAACCTCGAAACATTGCTTCATGATACTGATGATTCAATATTCAAAAGCAAGGGGATTATAAAGACAGGGCTCAATACTCTTGATTCTGTGATACATGGAATGACGAGAGGAGAAATAACAATCATAGCTGGGAGACCAGCCAATGGTAAGACAACTGTTGCTGCTAACATAGCTAGACAGTTAGTATTGTCAGGTAAAAAAGTTATGATGTTTAACAGAGAAATGCCTAACACAGAAATGATGAAGAAGTTTATTGCTATGGAATCTATGAGTTTATCTTATAGAAACTTAAGACATGGAGCTACATCATCATCTATAGAGGTTCATACTGCTATGCAGTTTATCAAAGACAACTACCAAGACAAGTTATTTATGTATGACTCTGTTAGAGATTTGCAATCTACTTTTGAAGAAATAAAAAGAGTAAAGCCTGATGTTGTGATTGATGACCATATAGGTCTTATTGAGTTTTCATCTAGAGACTCTAGAGACTTAAGGCATAAGATAAGAGAAACAACAATGAGGTATAAATGGCTTGCCAAAGCACATGATATGTGTGTAATATTAGTATCGCAGCTTAACAGAAATATAGAGCATAGGATAGATGCTACACCTAGATTGTCAGACCTAGCAGAATCTGGTTCGCTAGAACAAGATGCAGAGATGGTGGTGTTTACACACTATCCCTATGTGTCTAGATTTGGTCAAGCAGATTCAGATGGTAGGATATGGGGTAAGAATGAGATGATGTTGATAGTATCTAAGAATAGATATGGAACTCCTGGCTCTGTAGAAATGGGATACTCTGGAGATAGCTGCTTATTGTTTGACGATATAAGGAGTGCAAAAGATTACGAAGCAAAGAAAGGGCAGTTAAATGCCTGATAATATCAAGAGAGTTGTAGCTAAGTGGGTTATGAATCAGTACGATTTAGACCCAGTAATTAGCATAGAAGAAGATATGGATTGTGATGGGATGTATATACCAGACCAAGACAAAGTATTAATTAGTGCAGACTTAAAGCCAGAGCTGTTAATTAAAACCGTATTACATGAAGTAAAGCACGTAATGGATTCTATGAAATACGGAAGAGTTAAGTTTCAGAAGAAATATAATCAAGCTGGTACTGTCGCTGCTAACTGTGGAAATAGCCCATATGTAGACAATAAATGGGAGATAAGAGCAGAGAAATTTGCAGAACAAGAAATGAAAAACAAATGGAAAGATTTAAACAATGGTAATAGTGAAGAAGACTAAAAATAAAACAGTTCAGAAAATGATTACTGAGTTCAAAAAGAAAGTAAGAGAGGCTGGTATTAAAGAAGAGCTGGAAGAGCGTAGCTTTTACACTAAACCCTCCCAGCTCAGGAGGGAGAGAGAGAAAAAGATTAAAAGATTAAATAGAAAATAATTTTACCTAGGAGGAATAGGTTCCTGCATTTGTGGAGAAAGTAATCTGAACAAAGTTTCTATATCCATTCTAGGTAATCCAGTAGTATCTTGAGGAACTGGCTCTTGATTTCTCATTAACATTTGCATAGTCATAGGACTATCAACTACCCCAACAGTGCCACCTCCATATGTACTTCTATTTGGTGGTTGTGGTTGAGAATTAAGTAATATTTTTAAAAGTTGTTGTTGTTTATCTGTAGTGTCAACTCCTGAAGATTCTACATCTTCTCCTCTAGATTTCATAGCTACAAGTGAATCTAAAACAGAGTCTAATCCAGAGTTATTAGACTCTACATTTCCCATATTTCTACCCATAATACCTGACAAAAACCCAGCTATGTCAGAATTTCTTATTATATCATCTATTGATTTATTTTTTTCATTCATCTCTTTGTTCTTTCTTTTTCTTTTTTATTAATCTTTTAATAGATTTATTTTCAATCGTAAGCTTTCTTTTTCTACGCTTTCTTTCTTTGGCTTTTTTATTTGGCATATCTATTCCAGTGCTCTCTTAATAAAACTATCGCTACCTTTGTCCATATATTTTTTTACAGTCTCAAGATTAGATATTACTTTTTTCCAATTTTTATTTGCAAATTCCACATTAGCTTCTCTAATTAATTCTTGAACTTCGTTGAAGGCTGGTAGTTCCGAGTGAGCTTTTCCATATTCTTTCAAAGCTTTGTTAAGGTTGTCCATATATTCTTTTTCTGGAACATTATAGAACTTAACATTTGATGCCATGTTCTCCTTCATCTCTTTTTCAAATCCGTAGTTATGTTTTAGAGTTTTTAAAACTCTATCTATCTTCTCACCAGAAACTCCATACGAACCTGGAAACCCAGAAGCCCAAGTATACATCCTGTTTGATATATCGCCCATTGCTTCTATGGCAAAATCTAATACACCTCCACCAGATGCTCCCTGAACTTTTAACATAGCCTCTTCTGGAGCTTCTCTTTGAGCCATACCTATTGACCTTCCGTACAACTCAGCTCTTTCAGCTTGACTTAATTGTCTAGGGTCAATACCAACAGAGCCTCGGTTCTTTTTTATAGCATCAACTATCGTAGTAATTTTAGGAGTATACCCATGCACCCTGTTCTCAGGAAAAAAACTAAGTACAGATTTAGTTGTTCCAGCTAGACCTCCACCAATTAAACCTTCAACTAGATTATCTAAATCTCCCCGAGTAAAAGCTTCTGTTGGTTTTCCGAATATGCTTTTACCAGGCTCAACAATAACTTGACTTCTTCTCTTTCTATCTGATTCTATAATTTTATCTATAGCAGAGCTACCAACCTCTCTAGCCGTTGGGAGGTCTTGTGATGTAGAATATCTACCACCAGTTAATATATCAAGTAAGGTTTTTTCGTTCACAATTTACCACTTAACCTTATTAGCCCAATACGCAGCAGACATCTTACCCTTCGCTATATTCTTTCTATGTCTAGCTTTAAAAGACTTACGTTTCATCTTCATTTTCTTAGACTCTCCAGCCTTAGGTTTACCAGCAGTACTAGCTCCTTGCTCTCCAAATCTAATAGTTTTAATTTTATCTCCGACTTTAGCTACTACCACATGACTTTTTTTAGGATGACTTGGTGTTCTCTTTGGCTTATTAAAACCAGATACACCAGCTCTAGCTAGTCGTGAGTCTCTCTTCTTCTTAGCAGGCATTACTTCTTCTTCTTTCTGGTGGTTGTTTTTTTCTTACCACCTCTAATTAAATCAGCGTCAGCTTTTCTAGCTCCACCTTTTCCAGTTGCAAAACTTCTTACTCTGCCAGCAGCCCATGCATGAGCACTAGTTCCAGGTCTAGAACCGCTAGAATAAAAAGCACCTAATCCTCTAGAGTATACCTTAGATAAAGTACCTTTAGATATGCCAGAGCTCTTAGAGTACTTAGCTAGTACAGCTGCTTTACCCCCTGATGTTTTTCTTTTTGGGCTTGCTTTTTTTCGTGGGCTTGCTTTTTTTCGTGGCACTTTCACTCCTTAGTTTAGATATTTTATCCATCATAGCTGGTGTTAGTTTTCCCATTCTATACAACTCTCTTGTTCTGCGTATCTCAGCCTCTCTAGATGATGGATTCTTTGAACCCCTTACGTATTTTAACGGAGTTCCTCTCCTTGTTTTCTTTACTGGTTTAAATTTTCTAGCCATTACTACCTTATAAAGTTTCTATAGAGCATTAGTTGTTCGTCTGTCATATTCTCTGTGTCAACTTTCATGTTCTTCTTCATAACATATCTATATATTTCTTTATAATTTATATCGTTATATGTTATTGGATTGGTTGGATTTGAGTTATTCCATTGCACTATTCTTCTTGTAGCTAAATCACTTTTTCCTTCAGACATAAGTTTTAATGCATCAGTTCTAACCTTACCTTTTCTGTTCTTTTGAGCATTTCTTTTCTGAGATTGTGTGGCAAGAAATCTTTCTGACAATCTCCTTGCATTTGTTCCTAGTATAGGAGATGCTTTGTACGCTGCCCTTCTAAAAGAAATCATATTAAAACCAAATTCATCTACAGATTTCATTAGTTCTCCAAAGGAATCTACAGATTTTTCTAAATCACTGTAGAAAACTGGTTTTAAAGTAAACTCTAATTGACCAGCTAAATCTTCTGCATCCATAAAATCAGATAACATTCCAAATGCACCCACAGTTCCAAAGCTCTGAACAAATTCATTAAACTTAGTATCTTCTTTCGGTTTATAGTCTCTACCTGATAATACATTTGTCATAAAGTTTTTAGCATAGTTAATCGCAGCACCACCAGCCATACCACCTACTGCTAGCCTAGCCAATATAAGAGGATTACCTCTTTGAAACTCTTCTCTGATTTGCTCTGTTATAAAACCAGCTTGCTTGACACCAAAACTTTTAAACAAAACAAATGGTCTTGTTGCTGGATTGCTAAGCCATAAAGGTTCTCTTAAATAATCTCTCTGAAGCTGACTTTTTTTAGCAAAAGCAGCTGTCGCTGAATCTACCTTAGAACTCGTCAAGGAATCTAATCTTTCTGCATCTATATTAAATAACTTTCTTAATTTGTCTTTAGCGTACTTACCCCTAAAGCTAGTAGGATTTTTTTGGTAAGCTTTTATATAATCGTCAATTGCTATCTTAGCTGTAGCAGATGCTAGCATATTGTTAAATTTATTAATTGGTGTAAACCCACTATATGTAGCAGCAAAATCAGATGCTTTTCTCATTACCGATGTACTAGATGCTTCACCAACTATTTCTCTAATAAAGTCAACGTATACAGTAGGTAGCTTAGCTCTAAAGTCTTTATCTAAAAGTTTAATAAATCCTTTTGCTGTTCTTCCTATACCTAGTGATGGTATGGTTGATATCATTGGCTGAAATATGTTGGCTATAGTAGCATCTCCACCAGCTATTTTTGTCATAGCTTCAAATCCCATAAAATTAGTAACTAGCTTTCTTAATTCTGGAGACCTCTGCCTACTTAAATCAGCTTCTGCAAATCCAGTCATCTGCTCTACTAGTGTTGTAAGCCTTCTCTGTTCCCCAGGAACTCCAATTTCTTTAATAGCTTCGTTTATACCTTCATTATCTCTACCCCAAATTCTAGATGTTTCCACCCTTCTTCCTAGTCTGGAATCGTATACAGCCATTAATGTAATCGGGTCTGTTTCTAGCAGCTCTTCTGGTATATTAAATTTTCTTTTTCTTTCTAGGTTGCCATGAGGGTTGACTTTACTTGGCCTAATTTCTTCTCTAAATAAAGAATATGCTTCAGCATATGTCATGTTAGTTTTTTTACCACTTCTTTTATACTGTCTTTGTATGTCTTCAATTAAAATACTAAACTGAGGGCTTAATTTATTATTCATAACTTTGTCAGATATAATTTTATTTAACAAGTTTTTTGAATTTTGACCAAGCTCTATGTTGTCAGCAAACATAAAATTAGAATCTCTTTCTATTCTTACATAATCATCAAATAATAGGTCTTTTGTTTTAGCATTAAACATACTTGGTAAGTATTTTTCTATTTTACCTTTTGGAACTATGCCGCCTTTTCTTGCGTATTCAAACCTACTTTCAGACCACTTTCTAATCAACTGAACAGCTTCTCTGTTTGCTTTTGTTTCTGGAGCAGAACCTACAGCTTCTCTATATATTCTAGTCAATCTATCTTTGTTTTTACCAAGTATTTTTTTAGCTGCCAAAATGTCTGTACGAGACCTTGCTTCAAATCCAGATATTGAATCTGATAAATCTATAAGAGACTTAGCAACTGCTTGAGAGCCTTTATCTTTAAAATTTTTAAGTGGAGAGCGTAAAAAGTTAGCTGCTTTTTCACCAAAATAATGAACAAATAAATCTGTTTGTGGCATATCAGAAGAATACTGAGCAAAACCTTTTCTAAATAAAGAGTTTTGATAATTTCTAAAATACATTTGATGAAAATTATTTAAATCCCTATCAGATAAATCAGATACTTTTTTAGCCCTTCCGTTTGTAAAAACATTTATTTCTCCATCTACATTTATTTTTAGCTCTTCAGCCATGTCATAAATATTAGATTCTGTTTTTATTCTAGATTTTTTTGACTCTGAATATTTTTTAAAAAATTTATTTCTATTTATATTTCTTATTTCTTGGGTGTTATTGTCTATAATCTTAAAAGAATCTCCCTTAAATTTAGACTTTCCTTTTGCAGGTTGCCTTCCAATAACACTTACGTCTGTAAACTTAACATCTGAAGCATCTGGAGATATAATTTCCCATCTCTTTATACCTCTCTCACCATCCCACATTGACTCTGTAAATATATTTGCTATATTTCTTTGCTTTCCTATATCTTCCACTGAAAGATTGTCAAAGCTACCTATACCTTCTTTTTCAAATATGTTTCTTTTGTATGCATTTAATTTTTTAATAGCTCCAGGAGCTCCAGCAACACCAGATATACCGAGAGCAAATCCAACAGAGTTTACATAATCCATAGGGCTTGGCAGTCTACCCTCTAATATAGGGTCAATAGTACCAAAAGCAGCAGCCTCTTGAGTGTACGCAAGAGCTTTTGCAGTTCCCTTTGCTGTAGCTCTACCTAAAACAGCACCACCTACTCCAGCAGATAAACTACCCTTAGCTGAATCTGTTAATACATCGCTCCAATCAATTTCATCTGTATCTATTTTTTGTTTTAATGCGCTAGCTATACCAGTATACACACCAAAACCAGCAGATTGTCTACCAGCTTCTGTTAAAATCTTTTCAGTTCCAGACTTTATAACTTTATTAGCTAATTCTTTTTTAGTACCATTGTTTAGCAATCTCTTTGTACCCATTGTGGCTGCTTTACCTAAAGCAGATTTAGCAGCTGCTTTGCCAGCTACTCCACCAATACCACCACCAGCTATTGTAGCTACAAAATCTGCTGGCATAAAAAATGATAGTATTCCAGCTCCAATATCAGCCATAACTCCAGGGTCATAACCATCTAAATCAAACCTTTTTTCTCCAGTAACTAACTGCTCAGACATTCCAGTTATAGATTCATTATAAGCTTTTTTTACAACATTAGGTAAGAAATCAAAAATTTCTTTTTCTTGAACTCTTGATTGCTCAGAAAATAAATCTGGGTCTCTATTAAGATTTTGATATGGAGTATTTTGATTTATACTAGGCTGTCTAGTTTGATAGTAACTATAAACCTTTTTTAATTCATCTAAGGTGTAAGTATTTTTGGGTTCTCCGTTCATTTAAACTCTCTCTTTAATTTTATTGCAAGGAATTAAGTATTTGTTCAACAGCTCCTTGTGGGGCTTTTCCATATACTGCAGCATTTCTCATTCTATTTACCATAGCTGTTCTGTAATTATTAATGTCATTATTATACACTCCTAATCTAACGTCATCTGGTAAAGCATTAAAATCTTTCTCTATTTCTCTTTCAAATTCTTGTGGTGAAATTTTAAAATCTTGTTGTATTTGTTGCTCTAATTCAGCATTTGATACTTTATTGGTATCTAAAATATCTTGAGCTGAGCTTGGTAACTTTGTTGCTGTTTTAATTGCATTAGCTATAGCAATAGTTTCATTGCTAATTAAAGGAACAGATTGAGCTGTTCTCTCCCATCTTTTATACTTACCTTTATATTGTTTCATTTTTTGAAACTTTGAATTTTCTGACTCAACCCTAGAAACAGCTCTATCTAATGACTTTTTAAGCCTTGCTTTTATTCTTGGGTTTGTCTCATTAAAATAAGCTTGATAAGTATTTCTAAGTAAAAACCCTAACTCTTTGTTTGACTTATCTATATTTTGTAAGTAATTACTGTTAACACTTTCTGTTTCTTGTTGAGTAGATGGAAAGGATGTTTGCCATTCAGCTCTAGATGCCATAAGATTATCTAGTGTTTGACTTATTCCTTTTTCAGCACTTCTTAATGCTTTTATATTAGATTCTGGAGCTCCTCCAAAAGTAATCATACCGCCTTCTCCAGTACCTATCTCTCTTTGTTGAGAAGGGGAAGCTCTTAATATGTCTTCAAAGCCTCTAGACATAGGTTCTTTACCACCCTCATAAGTTCTTTCTGCTAATCTTTCAACAGCTCCAGCATCGTCAACACCAACTTCTGTTAGAGGCTCTGGAGTTACAGTTTCAATAGAAGAAGGAATATCATCAACATATATTTCTGATAAATTTTCTTCCAAAGCTTTACTAAATGTAGCAGCATCAGAACTATCAACTGCTTTAAATTCACCAGTTTCCGTTACTTGAAATGTTGCTCCTTCCATATTAATTGATGTTCCAGGTGGCAATTTACTAACTTCATCTATAGTAACATCTACGCCTACAGTTAAGTTTCTTTTAGGGTATGATGCAAGAACTCCTGATGGTGGCTCATATGTTTTTATTTCTAATCCAGACTCTTGAGATAAAAAGCTACTTAATTCTGAATAACCTTTATTTAACTGGTCTTGATATGTATTTGCTTGCTGTAAAAGGCTTAGGTATTCTGGAGACTTTTTACTATCAGGAGAAACTGCCATCTTGCTTAACATGTCATTAATAGGTTTAAGTCTTTTTTCAATAGAATCTAAATTTTTAGATAGAATTGTAACTTTATTATTAAACTGAGTATCTGCAAATTTTTCTGTAGATATGTATATCCCAAGCCTATCTTTAACATCAGAGTGAGTTATTGGTTTGTTCCAAGAAGAGCTTGATTCTAAATCATCAATAACTTCAGGTGGTAAAATCTGCCTATACGAATTTAATATATTGCTATTGTTTTCTTTTCCTAGCTGAATTTGTTTTTCTAAAACTCTAAATCTAGATTTACCTTGAACGGTTTTAAACTCAAAGTTTTCAGCAAGTCTTAATGCGTTTTCAGAATCAGATTCAAGTTGAATGCTGCTTAACATACTGTTTTCTATCTCAAGACGCTCTGTATTTTCTCTGTTTAGCTCTTCTGTTTTGAGGGCTTTATCCATTATTTCGTTTTGACGTGCTTGTTGTTCTATTTGTGCATCGAACTGTTGTTGTCTAAAAGCTTGCTGCTCGTCAAATCTTCTAGCTGATTCTTGTCTGTTAAGCTGACCCTCTATAAACTGAGGTATAGTAACGCTTAACAATCTGTTTATTGGTGATTCGTAATCAAATCCGTTTGCCATAAAATCTCCCTAAAGTCTATCAGCTGATTGTTCTGCTATATCCAAAGCTTGCTCGTAAGTCATGGTTGGATTAGCTTGTAAAATTTCTTGAACATCTTGCTGAATTGCTTGCTGTCTAATTGTAGGCTGAGGAGTCGGTGCTACTCCAGATGTTGGGTCTAGCCTAGATATTTGTTCACCTCTTCTGAGCGTACTAGTTAAATAGTTTTGAAGCAATCCAGTTATTCCAGCCATTTCTTGACCTCTTTGCTGCTCTATTCCATATAAACCTCTACCTATTGTCTCTTGAGCACCACCTCTTAACTGAGAAGCTTGTCTCATGGCTGCTCCAGAGCCAGCAAATCCAGCTTGACCAGCTCTTTGTCTAAGCTGTTCCATTGATTCTCCAAGCTGAGTACTAACGTCTCCATATAGTTGACCAGTTCTCATTGATTGCCTTTGACCTATTTCTCCAGCTGCATCCAACAATCTTTGCTGGTCTATGCCTTGAAAAAATTGACCAAACTGTTCTGCTTGACTTCCTTCAAAGCCAAAAGCTTGAGCTACTTGTTGACCCATAGAAGCTTCTTTAGTTGGGTCTCCAAAGTATTGTTGAAAACCACTTAATCCTGCTTGCTGTAGTAAATCTTGAAAACTCATTATATTATTCCTCCATAAAGTGAACGTCTCGAAGCAAAGTCAGATGCCATCCCTAATGATTTTAATTGGTCAACTAAAGATTTGCTAGGGTCAAAACCAAGATTTCTAGATATTCCCATATTTTGCTGAGATGTTCCTCTGTAATTTAATAATGGATTTGATACGCTAGCAGCTGTTGGAATTGAACCAATCTCACGAAAAACCTCTGGAATAGTGTCCATACCTCCAATTAATCCAACACCAGTTGAACCTCTTAGGATTTCAGTTCTACCAAAAGCTCCTGGTTTAAAAGATTGAATGTAGTCCTGTATCGTTCCTAAACCTTCTTTAATACCTCCTGTTTTTAATCCTTCTATAGTAGCTTTTCCTAGGTCTAACAATCCTTCTCTAGTTACGCCAAGACTTTCAAGGTTTCTAGCATTTAAATAATCTTTAGCAGCGCTTGCAAGAACATTTCTACTAAACCCTCTATTTGCGTCAGTTATAAATCTATTAATATCCCTTTGCGATGATTCTACATCTTCTCTAGCTCCTTGGAAAAACATACCTCCACCTAATCCAGATGATACACGACCAATATTATTATTACCAGCTGCTAACTGCTGACCAATAGCACTTCCTATAGCTCTACCACCAGAACCACCTGCAAGAAAACCTAATGTTCCACCTACTAGCCTGCCAACACCTCTTTTTTTCTCTCTTTTTTTAGCTTGTTCTCCAGCTTCCCTAAATCTTTCTCTTAGTTCTTTTGTAGCTTTTCGTATATCCCTTCTTTCACTTTCCGCTGTAATAGATAACTGAGCTCCAGTCTCACCCATTCCAGCTGCCTGACCAGCTTGTATACTTGCTAATAATTCTGCTAAAGTCATCTTAACTCCTTGTAAATTCTAAAAAGTGCCACGCACCTAATTCTTTTCTGTAAAGCCTAAGCTTACCATCTGGTGTCTTCACCAGTCTTTCTTCTCCATCATTTCCAGAATCGTTTGATGGATATCCTTGTTGTAACTTTGTTTTAACTCCCTTAGAGTTATATAAAAATCTTTTTTCTCTATCAATAGGCATTATGTAATTCTCTTATATAATGGTCTATACTCTACACCAACACTATTTACTTTTTGAATACTACTTCCATCTAAATCTATCTGAACTTGAAAAGAAGAAGCTAGTAATGGAGAACCAAATGTAATTCTATTTACATCTAAGTCATTGCTTGTACTAGCTAAAGTCCCAGCATTAGCAGTTCCTTGCTTTGTACCACTATCATTTGTATAAAAATATTTAACACCATTACTATTAGATGCTCCACTAGCATATTCTACAGTTACACCGTAAATCTTCTTAACTATATTAGGAAAACCAAAGTCATCGTCTTTTAACTTTATGTCAAATGTAGCTCCAGAATCTGGCTCTCCATCATAAGATTCTAACTCATCTGTTCCTACACCTAAAGTCATATTATTATGTAGGTCTGTAATAATATTAGTTTTTACAGAGTTATCAACCATATCTTCTACAAAAGTAAAGCTGTTTGTAATAAAACTATAAACATAAGCATCACCACTTGTACCACCAGAAGCTGCAGCATCTCTAACTATAACTAAATGTTTATGAGTTGGTTCATATCCAATCATAGTATCATCGTTTACAAAGCCTGTCCAATCTGATTCAAGTATTTTGCTTTGCAAGTTTCTTATCTGTGAACCATCGTAAAAGAATAAACCATTTTTATTTACCCAGGCAACTCCAAAGTCTGTTTTTACGACTGCTGCATGGAAGTCTACTCCCATATTTTTATGCTCTGACTCTAAAAACCATTGAGTATCAGAACCACCACCCACGTTAATAACATACAATGTTCTATTCTTATATGCTAACAATCTATCAGCATAAGACTCTATCTTTACAAAGTCTTCTCCATCATTAGCACCTAAATCAATAAAGTTAAAAGGTGGAAATGTATCAAATTTATTTATCTCACTATACATTAATCTATCTGACTGAACAACTGTTTGTCCTTTGTCATTAATAGACTTTACATTAGCTACAAACCTTCTTCTGTTTGACACTACGCTAGTCTTATACCCTTCTCCAGTATTGCCTATTGATATGCTAGATAAATCAGCGTTATATCCATTTAAAGAGCTATATGTATCAGCATTTGGGTCTTGTATTGAAACAGTACAAAACAAAAAAGAAGCTGAAGAATATATAGTTGACCAACCAACGTGCTTAGATTCTAAATTTGTTCTACAACCATAGGTTAAATCTATATCTGCTAAAAGCTGAAAATCTCCCTTAGAGGTAGAATCTCTAAAATATATTCTACCACCAGTAATTCTTTTGTCATAACCATGCGAAGCTATAATAGAGAGGTCAAGTCTTTTATTAGTGGCAATAGTTGTTAGTCCAGTCATTAAGGTTGGCAACGACTCTTGAGCGCCATCGTAAATAAATGTTTGAGCAAACTCATACGTACCAGCTGGTATACTACCATCACTTCCAGTTGCTATTGCTTGAAGATTAAATCCAAGTCCAGCATCAGGAGCTATATATAGTTTTGTATCAGAGCCAAGAACATTCCAAGTTTTAGATGAATCTATTATTAGCTCTGTATTACTATTCCTTTGTACTATTCCTACTGTATCAGCGCCTGGGCCGTTTATAAGAACATATAAACCAGTATCTAATTGAGTGTCTGTTCCAGATGTGTTACCAGTATCTGTTATTGTGGTTGAGCCTGATAGTGTTACCGTAGTTCCACTGGCTTGACCTTCAAGAGTATCGTCAATTCCAAGAACAGCGCTAACTAATCCAGTTGCAGCTGTACCAGCAAATGGTTGTTTTGGTGGAGCGTCAGACACTACCCATTCATTTACTGTTTGAGCACTGCCTCCTCCAACATTTATTTGGCTTAAGCTATCGTCTAGCCATAACTTTTTATTTACATACCCATACCATTTTACACTATTACCAGAACCAAAATTAGTATCACAAACTCTTACCACACCATCAGCTAAGTCATATATTACCTTACCATTTGCAGTGCTACCTAAGTCTATAGCTTCTGAAAAATCACCACTACCATCAGCTACATGTATCCTAGTATCAGAAGTAGCATCTGTATCAGCCAAAAATGTCTTTATTGTAGATGTATTAGTTCCAGAGCCACTAACTCCAGTGTAGTCCATTCTCGCTTGAAATAAGCCAAATCCAGGCTGAGACGCATCTAAGCTTAAGTTTTCATTAGAATTATAATCGCTTGTATTATCTGTAACTTTACCAGCAGACTTAACTATGCCAAACTCATCTACAATAACATTATTAGCTTGAGCTAGTTCGTTATCAGCAATAGAGCGTGAGTTAGTCTTAGTGTTAAGACCACCATCAAAACGTGTATATGTTTTAAACTGTTTAGGCATTATTCCTTTATCTCAAAATGTACTAAATCGTCAAACTTATTATCTTTGGTTTTGGTGTCCATATCCCAGTCTCCACCCCATCTTATCTTGAGTCCCATTTGTTTAGCAATTCCAAGAACGTAGCCGCCAAAGTAATGAAACCTATCCCTATCATGCCAGTCAATAGGGTAAGGAGCAACATCAACAGCAATGCTGGGACTTTTATTATGCTTCCCATTTGGGAACTTAAGCTTACTATTTCCTTTATCATATGCTTCATCTTGAGCCTTTTGTCCTCTATGTCCTTCTAATACTGTACAATCAAAACCCTTAACAACTTCTTCAAACAATCCAACCAGTCTCTCATCGCAAGTATATAGTTTGTGTTTGCTATTTCTACTAAATCTTGGCATTACTTACCCTTAATTAAACCTTCTACTAGGTCAGTAACAACGTCAACACACTTCTCAAAAAAGATTTGTTCTTTATCTTCGCTTACAAATGGAATATCAATCTTCTCATTAATTTTTGTAGCGATTGTCTTAGCCATTTCGTCTGAAGTAAGCTGGTCAACCATTTGTTTTTTAATTGAATCTGCTTGAGTTTCAGCTGCAGCTACTAACATTTCTTTTAAACCCATTATCTTCTCCTAATTTCATTATTTGTTTTAACTATTAAATATACTAAAGTTGCAATAGAAACAGCCATTTGCAGTAACATTGGTAGATTAGTCCACCAAACACCTACTCCAATCATACCATTAGCTAATGCTTTAGTTGAATCTATCATTTGTCAACTAGCCTTTCCATTAATACGACCCTTAAGGTACGCTAAATCATCGGTTACATCATTTAATTCTCTTACGATATCTTCTCTATGTCGAGCACTTATATCGTCTGACTTATTCCATCTCTCTATTAACTTGATTGTTATTCCCTCTACATTCTCCATAGTAGATTCTATCTTAGTTATTTCTTGACGTATTACATCTAAATCTTCATTCTGGGTTCTTTGACTCTTCATAAGATTTACTATCATCATTACAAATAATGATACAATAACTCCAATAGCACCGTATTCAGCGTACGTTTCAATCATTACTTACCAACTTCTTTTTGTGCTTTGTTATGTGATTGCTTAAAAGTTTTACCTTTTCTCATTTCAGAAGCCATCATAGATAGATGTTTCTTAGTGTGATGAACTTTGTGTTTCTGCATTTGTTTTTTCTGCATTGCACTTAATCCATTAAGGTTTACATTTTTAAGATTCTTTGCCATGCTACCAAGGTTTTCCAGTTGCTCTTGTTGGTGTTTCTTGTTTTGCGATTTGTGCATCTAAACCTGCTTCAATTTCTGCAAGACTGTCTGCACCTATTTTAGCTTCTACCCATCCTTGCGCATCTTCTTCTGTGATGTCGGCATAAGCTGTGAAGTTTTCAGAGTCTGGAGCGTTTAAACCTACTGTACCGATACTTGATGCAGAGTAAGTAACCGCATCATCGCCTTCGCCTACTGTTTTATTTTTAACAAACGAATAGTGAACTGTCTTACAAACATCAGACAATCCATCTTCACTTATCACTCTATCAATAGTGTTAATTCTAGTTTCCATTTTCTTTTTCTTTCTCTTCAGTCAAAGCATTTTTAAGAGCCTCAATAAAAGACTGCCTTCCAAATTGCAATTGCTGAAGATTGAATGTTGTTGTATCAATCTTTCTGTTTAGGTCTGCAATATGATTAACCATAACTTTTTGGTCATCAGTCATTGAGTCAATATCATATTCTTTTCCATCAAGGTTTAACATTGGGGCATTTTCTTTTTTATTTTCTTTATTAGCCATTATATTTCCTTATCTTTTTAACCCTAGTTTTTGCATTAGGGTTTTGTTTTCTTCCTCAAGTTTCTGTATATGTTGCGATTCCATACCTTCCACACTAGCAGTTAATACAGTAACTTTATTTTGTAAATCTTCAATTTTTCTTTGATGTTCTGCAAATTGCATTTGAGCTTGATACCAAGAGCCAGTAACTACCATAATTAGAAAGCCAACCTTAATTAACATCGCCACACTGAGCGAGATAGTGCTATCTGTATTAATTGCGTTTGCCATTTCTTAATCTTTCTAATTCTCTTTCAAGAACTTCAATCTTTTCATTCTGCCTTATGTCAGCAGGTATCTCTGCATTTTGACTAGCTTTAGCATCTTCTTCTATAGCTGTAATATGTTCTTCGTTTATCTTTACTTGGTATTCAAGAAATGATATGCGACCATTTAGCTCACCATATCCCCAGACCATTGCACCAATTACTGCTACTGCTTGAAAAAGCATAGGCAAACTAATGTTAAGACTTGAATCTTGTCCTATTGGCTTCACTTCTTACACCCACAACAACAACAACAATCGCTCATTCTTTATTCTCCGTTGGTCTTGGCTTTGGCTTCTTGTTTACAACTATTCTTTTTCTATATACAGGCTTTATAAACTGGTCTGTTTTCCAATACCTGTAATCACTTGTATTCCAACCGATAGCTAATGAATTAGGATAATATCTATATCCTTGAAAATCTGACCTATAGACTTTAACAACTTGTGTGCTATCAGTATATGTAATTATCTGTGAAGGTACAGGTTCACCTACATCTCCACTAATAACATATCCAAAGAAAAGACCTACAATAAATTCAATCATTAATTACTACCATTATTGATTCTTTGAGCATTTATATAAAGCTCTTCATATATACCTAAACTATCTGCTTTCCAAATAACTTTTCTCATTAAGCTATCTAACTCAAACATTTCTTGTGCTAATTCTTCTCGTGTCTTACCTATGTGGTAATCCTGACAACTAAATATGCTTACCATAAATGCTATTATAAAACCAAGTATTACCATAGCGTTTAGTATTTTACTTGCATCTGCCCATTGATTTAGTTTTTTACGCATCTAGTGAATCTATGTAAGCCTTATATGCTGTTTTAACATCATCACTCCATACTGCATTACAGATACCTTGAACCTCTGATGATTCACCAGATATGTCTGTATCTGCCCAAGTATCATCATTTTTTGTACAAGACTGTAAAACCTTTCGTGTAAATGAACGCGTTAATTCTACACCATCTTCTTTGACAACAGTAGCTGTTCTTACTTGAACTGCTTTATATTCACCAACTATTTCTATTTTATCTTCTATTACTTCTTTTGTTAAAGCCATAATCTATTCCTTATTAATTATCCAATTAAAATTATTATGTATTATATACTAAATTAAAACCCATTACACCATTTCCCCAATCACCATCACCTATGTAATTACCACTTACATCATTTGCGTAAATCTGATTAGTGCTACCATACAATCCTAAGTAAGCAGGGCTACCACCTGTTATAATTGTATTTTTAGAAATTTGAGCCCCAACAATAGATGCTCCAATACCTGCTCCACTTGCATTAAATGGTAACAATATATAAGGATTGCCTGTGCCTCCACTTTTACCACTAATAGTAACACGAACTTCTAAATGAACAAGGCGACCTATTTTAGTATATGTTCCTGATACATCATTTGTTGATGCAGTTATGCCATTTACAGATGTAGATATTGTACCTTCTTCGTAGTCATCAAACAATTCGCTTGTCATATTTGCATTGTTAGGCATATTAGAAAAACTAATACCTCTACCATTCTGTAACTGAATATCTGCACCAGGCTGAAAATCTCCAGAAGTAGATACAACACCATCAGATGTAATTACAAAATCAAAACTATTATTAACATAATTGTAAATTCTAAAATCTTCTGTTGCTCCACGATGATAGACTTCCCATTTATCTTGACCATTTTCTTTAAAGAAAATACCTGTATTAGCTGTAGCAGAATTACTATCAAGAAATAATTGGTCATCAGATGCGCCTACAATTTCAAGTTTTCCACTTGGATTTGTTTCATTTATACCTACGTTGCCAGCAGATGTGATACGCATATGCTCGTTTATTCCTTCTGGACTATTTTTTCTTGTTTCGAAGGACATATAGTGGTCGTGGTTATTATCAGAACCACTAGTTTTGCGAACTCGTATCGCACCAGACTCATAAGAGTTAGTTGTACTACCAGTAAAAGGATTATTCCAAAATTCTATATCTGGCCCAGTATTAATTGCAGCAGCAGTTTTATTTGTAATTCGTAGCGTAGGGTCAGCTGAGTCGCTTTCTATATGAAGTAAACTTGCAGGACTTGTCGTGCCAATACCTACTCGTTTATTATAATCCATCCTCATTACTTCTTGCTCAGAACCACCATCTCTATTTATAAAAGCAAGAGTATTACCATTACTTGCATCAGTATATCCCATTCTCCAGTAATAATTAGTTGCTCCGTGTGCAAAAGTTAAATCTCTTGCATAAGAACTTGCTCCAAGTAATTTAACATCACCTGCAAAAGTAGCGTTTTGTGAGTTATCTATGGTCAGAGCATTTGTGCCACCAGTTCTAAGATATAATGAGCCAGTTCCAGTTGCATCATCAACAAAGCCCATATAAATATTATTACTATTGTCTAAGCCAAGAAGTCTTATTGCAGAACCACCACTATCTTTAACTTCATAATATTTATTATTTGCAAGAGTAATATCATCTGCCACAGCCAATGTACTTGCCATATCCACAGCACCATCAATATCAACTACATCAAGATTGGTTGTTCCATCTACGTCTAAATCACCATTGAAATCAACATTTCCACTTGCTGTAATTGTACCAGAAACATTTATTGCCCCAGTACTAATTTGTAATGCAGAAGTAGTTCCATCACCATCTTCTACATTTCTTAATGTTCCATCAACACCACTAGATGCTATCTTAAGAAGTAGTGGATAAGTTTCTGATATTGTTTTTCCTTTGAGTGTTGCCATATTATTTCTTCCTTATCTAAGACTTTCCCACCTGTGATTTGTTGAATTGTAACTCGCTCTCAAGAAGTTCCATTTTTTTGAGAGCCTTGATAATAATTTTATTGTACTAAGCATTATTTAGCGTGTCCATGTATGGTGGCTACTGCACTTGCAGCTGAACCAGCTTTAGCTTGAATTTTAGTATATTTAAAAAACGAAGTTCCTGATATTTGACCTTTTGAATCAACAGCTACGGTTATCTCAGGTGTTTCAGCATCAATCCAAGTGCTGTTATCGTTAGATACTTGAACTTTACATACTACAGTTGTTGAAGAAGTTCCAGGTACATCTATAACATAACTAAACAAACCTTGCGTTGTAGTTTGTAAGTCCGCACCGCTGACATCAGCATAGGTAGTGCTACTACTAGAAAAACTTGCACCAGTAAATGAGTCAACAGGAGTAGTAGCTGCAACGTCTCCATCAACAGTTATAACTCCACTGCCATCATCTATACTTATAGTTCCACCACCATCCGATATAGTTACTGTTCCATCAACTGTTATTGAATTTCCACCGTCATCAATAGAAATATTACCACCACCATCGTCTATGCTAATTGTACCTCCACCGTCTGATATTGTTACGGTTGGAGTGGTAAGAACATCTACTTGTAAATGACCACTTGAATCTGTTGTTAATTTTCTATTTGCTGAACCATCATTACCATAAACAAGAACATCGTCTGTTGAATTGTCTAAATCAACTTCTACGCTTACATCTCCACCCTCTGTTGTAAGGGTGACGTTATCTATATCTACTTTTAACGCATCTTTATCCGTGTTTAAAACTTTGTTTAAAACTTCTTTTGTTTGAAATTCTGGAAATGCCATATTATACTCCTAAACCTCCACCACCGCCTCTAGGGCTATCTTAAATCTGCTGGCATAATTCTTCTTGGGCCGCCAGTCTTATCCCGTTTTTTCATACCAAATCTTCTTATAGCTTCGTTCCATTTATTCTCATGGTTTTTAGCCATAGCCATTGCAATTGAAGATATATTTCCATCTGGTGATGTACCAGCTTTATCTTGGTATAATCTAAATTTTACATAATCAACTAATGATGAGTGCATAGTATTATCTAAGTCTGGACTTGCATCTATACCAGTTGCTCCAGGTATTCCTAAAGCAGCATTTGGCTCAGAATAATAATGCACTAAAACTCCATTAGTAACAGCCTCATCAATAGGTTTATAATCACCTAATCTATGGTGAACTGTACCCTCATCACTCCCATTAGTGGTAACAATTGCCAGGTTATCTCCTTTAATAAACCAAGCAATAAAATCTTCTGGATTATTGTAACTGCTAGCCATTAGTCTATATCCATTGTTTGTATTTCATTGTTTAATAATCTAGGTATTTTAACGTAATCACCGCTTGAGTCCATAAAATCAACTCGATATACTTTGTTAATATCTGCTCCACTTTCATCACCAATTGCGTACCATTGCTGGTCTGCAACTGTAGTAGTTTTTGCATACTCTACTTTAGTATTGTATCTTCCAGCTTCAACCAACGCTTCGTTAATTAAGCTAATCATATAAGTTTGTGGAGCATTAGGAAAAACCTCTCTTACTCTAGATAAAATTTCTTTAATAGTTAATTTATGTACAGCCATTTTTAATCCTTTAAATTACCACAATTGTCCAAGAAGCAGTTGTAGTTGGAGTACTAACTGACCAAGAAGCTGTTGATGTTATTGTTACAACTGTCATGATTTATAATCTCCTCTCATAATCTGAATACCTTTTTCGTAATCAATTTGTAATTTTGCTTGTTGTTTTTCCATCCAAGAATATTCTGTGCTATCTACAGCAAGTCTAGTTTGAATCTCATTGATATAACCTTGTGCTGACGCTAAATACGTTTGAGCTGCTTGAGCATAAGCACCAGCTGATGCAAAATAACCATTCCACACCTGAGCCTTTGAGCTTGTCCAAGTTCCTCTTGCCTGTACTTCACTGGCAAAACCTTGAGCCTGAGACAATGCTCCTTGCAATATGGAGTTCCATTCAGATAAATGAGTTTGAGCTCTTTGTATTTCTGTTTGAGCAATATTTAAAGCAGATGTTACTATCTCAGTATCTTCATTTGCTTGAGCTCCATATGCATCAGTTGCAGAACTTGGCTGGTTGTTGTTAATAACGTTTTCAGCGTTATCTACAGCTGATTTTACCCTAGTTAATTGAGAGCTAGCAGTTAAAAATGTATCTTCGTCATCAAAGTTGTAAGTATTAATTTGACCTAGAGCATTTGTAATTGCATCTGCAGCTGTTTTAAACTCTGAACTAGTAGTGTCAGTATCGTCTGCTGACTCAGTTACTTCGGCAACACCTAAAGCAATGTTAGCTACCATTTTACCAGCATCTTCTATTTCATCTTCTGCATTTACTACAGATGCCGTAACCCTTCCTAAAGCAGTTGTAATATCAGTATTACCAGACTTATCTGCTAAAGCTGCTTGCAAAGATTTAATAGATGCGTAAAGAACAATTAAGTATTCATAGTCATCTGGAAATTCTGCTATAGCACTATCGCTTTGTCCTACAGTGTTAAATTGCAGAATTGCATACTTACAACTTCCAGATGCTGGTAAGGCATTAACTTGATTGCCACTAGTATACCAAACTGGGTCGTTAACTGTAGCAGCAAACATTTCTGAGCTATCAGTTGCTCTTGCAGCTAACCTTCTAGAAATTTTTCTACAAGGCTGGTCTATCGTTCCATCGTTTCTAGTCACCCAAAGAACTTCTCCACTTTCATGGTTAGCAGACTCACTGCCAACAGCTGTGCTTGTAAAGGTTGATACTGTATGACCGTGTCTAGCCATTTTAATACTCATAGGCATAGCGTTTGTTACCTCACGCCTACCTTCAGTTAACAACTCGGTAAGTTGATTTTCAGTAACAGGTTGACCAGTATCAATCGTTAATTTTGTTGTTGCTTCAACTCTATCTTTAAAAGCCATTTATTAATATCTTCTTGCTTTTTTATTAGTATTTTTCTTTTTACTTTTTTTGTTGTTTTTTGGTTTTTTGCCGTACCCTTTTTTGCCGTACATCTTTTTTCTTTCCTCCAGTCATAGACTGACTAGAAACAGTTTTTAAACCTTTTCCAAATCTACTCATCCATACCCCAGGCTTGGTTTCTCATTTTATTAACACTTTCCTCCATACCGATAGTGTTAAATTCTACATCGGTTCTCGCCCCTCTGTCAGTTCTCATCCAAGAGTTTGTAGTAAATTTTGGAGCAGACGCTCTTTTACCACATCCTCTGCAATAAAACCAACTCTCTTTATTAGGCTTATTACAATGTTGACAGTTCATTATGAACCAGAAACTACCATTGTCATTACCCTCTCACCATTCATAGGGCAATGCGATATCGATATAATTGCATTATTAGTAGAATCTAAACTAACAATATAATCATACACATCTTTAGATATATCTCCAGCAGAATTAGATTTGCTTCCTGGTTTAGCAGGGTGAACAAAAACTTTTACATCTGTATTTGATGAATTATAATCAGCCATTTTTTTTCCTTAATTTAAAAATTTTTAGGATGTTTGGGGCTAAACCTTTGTACGAATAGCCCCACAGTATCCAAAACTGTCAATCCTTATTTATTCGGATTATGAGATAGTGATATGTGCTACATCATGAGCAGTAGCTTTTGCATAGTAATAAGTACCATCGCAAACTAGCTCTACTGTATCACCAAGTTGTGCACCACTAATAATTCCAATCTCATCTACTGCTGATTCAGCTGAGTTTCCAGCACTGCCATCTGCTCCAACTGTCATACCAACAATAGTATCTTCTGATGTATTATTAGCAATCGTTACTTTGTTTGCTGCAACTTGACTTACAACAAACTTAGCATTCCAACCAGCACCAGCATCTGCTGCTAATGGTAGGGTAATTGTGTAGGCACTATCTTGCTCGACACCAAAACATTTACCAGAATCTTGTGCTGTCAATGTTTTAGCTTCGTTGATAATAACCCACTTCTTAGCTACATCACTTGCGCCACTATTTTCATTTAGATAATCAGTTAACATATTAAACCTCCTTACGCTGATTCTACTTCGTAGAGTGCATGACACTCAGGAAGTGTTATTTCAAGACCAGCTTCGGTTATAACCATATCTTTACGTAAGTCTTCGTCTGAATTCTGTACGTTAGTGATAATATGAGTATCTCTATTTAGACCGTTTCCAACTAGTGGGCGGTATTGTAGTTTGCTCATATCAGCCATTAACATAAATCCAGAAGCTAAGCCTCTAAATAATGGTTCTTTAACTAAGTGCATTGTTCCATGAACAGTATCAATAGTCATAATTCTATGACCAAAAGCGCCCTGTCTTTCTTCAAAGTTATAGCGATTAGGCATATTAGCAGCAGAACCCATAGATGCATCCATAAACGCACCATCACCCAACTTGTTAAAGAAGGTAATTACAGGTAATGAAGCTAGAACTAATCTATC